TTCATCGAAAAAATTAAAAAGCACGGACTTGAAAAAGTAAAACGTGATGTAGACGCTGAAGATATAATGGGTGAGCCTGTTGATTTAGAAGGACAAGAAACTGAAGGCAACGAATACGGCGATAAAATTTCAACTCTTAAAGCACAAGGTGCTAAGAAAGGCACTAAGTTTAAAACATCAGATGGAGAAGAACATACACTAGAAGGTTTAGCAGAATTTATTAAATCTTTTTATGATGGTTCTACAGGCACTTTTCCAAAAGGCCCAGAAGGTGTAGCAACAATGGTAGGCAAAAAGTTCGGTGAACAGGCTGAGCAGGTTGCACGTAAGATGGTAGAAAGAATGGCTCCTGCACAAGAACAAGGCGCAGAAGACTTAGAAGAACTAGAACGTATTAAACAATTAAGCAAATTTTAATGATTTTACGTATTGATTTTTTACGTAAAGATGTTTAAATAATAGTGTAGTAGGAAACTGCTACACTATTTTTTTCACTTTATAAAGGAAAACATTATGTGGACAAAACCTCAAGCAATAGAAATGAGATTTGGCTTCGAAGTAACGATGTACGTAGCCAACCGTTAGACAAAGAAGTAGAAGAACACAAAGAAGTAAAATTAGACATACGCAAATTAATTGAAACATTAGACTGCGAATAAAGAAAGGATCTTCGGATCCTTTTCTTTTGGCTAAACAAACCTATTTTAAATTAAAAATAGACTTGACGGACTAAATAAAAGAGCATATAATACATAGTATGCATTAGGCATAAAATGACATTTACATTAGGCAAACAAAGGAGGCTACAAAATGGCATCATTAGCAGAAATCCGCGCAAAACTAGCGGAACAACAAAATCGCTCATCTGGTAATTCTACTGGAGGCGGAGACAACGCAATTTACCCACATTGGAATATGCAAGAAGGCAAGGAAGCCGTGGTAAGATTCTTACCAGACGGTAACACTGACAACACATTCTTTTGGGTAGAACGTGCGATGATTAAATTACCTTTCGCAGGTATTAAAGGCGAATCAGATAACCGTAACGTAATTGTGCAGGTTCCATGTGTGGAAATGTACAACGATGGTACTGCTTGTCCGATTCTAACAGAAGTACGTCCATGGTTTAAAGATAAGAGTCTTGAAGACATGGGTCGTAAGTATTGGAAAAAGCGTTCTTATATTTTCCAAGGCTTTGTAAACGAAGATCCAATTGGTGAAGATTCAACTCCAGAAAATCCAATTAGACGTTTTATTATTGGTCCACAAATTTTCCAAATTATTAAGGGTGCATTAATGGATCCTGAATTGGAAGAATTGCCAACAGACTTTATGCGTGGCGTAGACTTTAGAATTAAGAAAACATCTAAAGGTGGTTATGCTGATTATTCAACATCACAGTGGTCACGTAGAGAGCGTGCATTGAGCGATGAAGAAAAAGCAGCAGTTGACTCAAACGGTGTGTTTAACTTGTCAGACTTCCTTCCTAAGAAGCCAGGCGAAGTTGAACTTAAAGTAATGAAAGAAATGTTCGAAGCATCAGTAGATGGTGAAGCATACGATATGGATAGATGGGGACAATACTTCCGTCCAGCGGGTGTGTCACAACGTACAGGTGATCCAAACAAAGCTCAAAGTACTCCAGCGGCAACACCAGCGCCAGTAGCGGCACCTGCTCCAGTAGCAGAAACTGCTCCGGCTCCTGCAGCAACTACAGCACCAGTGGCTGAAGCGGCTCCGGCAGAAGGTGGCGACAGTGCTAATAGAGCACAGGACATTTTAGCAATGATCCGTAATAGACAACAATAAAGAGTTTATGAGAGTTCCGGCAAAAACCTCCGTACGGTAACCAGCGAGGTCTCTCATACTTTAACAAAGGAAAGGTAATTATGGCAAAAGCGTTTGACGTAACTAAATTTAGAAAGAGTCTTACAAAGTCTATTGACGGGCTTGGTATTGGCTTTAATGATCCTACAGATTGGATCAGCACAGGCAACTATGCACTTAACTATCTTGTAAGTGGCGACTTCCACAAAGGTGTTCCACTAGGCAAGGTAACTGTATTAGCAGGAGAATCGGGTGCAGGTAAATCATATATTGCTGCCGGTAATATTGTAAAATCGGCACAAGAACAAGGTATCTTTGTAGTACTAATTGACACAGAGAATGCCTTAGATGAGAAATGGCTACACGCATTAGATGTAGACACATCTCCAGAAAAGATTCTTAAACTTAATATGTCAATGATTGATGATGTTGCTAAAACAATATCAGAGTTTATGAAAGAATACAGAGATATGGCAGAAGAAGAACGCCCTAAAGTATTGTTTGTAATTGACTCACTTGGTATGTTACTAACACCTACAGATGTTGATCAGTTTAACAAAGGTGATATGAAAGGTGATATGGGTCGTAAGCCTAAAGCACTAACATCACTTGTACGTAATACTGTTAATATGATTGGTAGTTATAACGTAGGTATGGTATGTACTAACCACACATATGCATCACAAGATATGTTTGATCCAGATGACAAGATTAGTGGTGGACAAGGCTTTATCTATGCATCAAGTATTGTTGTTGCTATGCGTAAACTTAAACTAAAAGTAGACGCAGATGGTAATAAGACTACTACAGTACAAGGTATTCGTGCTGCGTGTAAAGTTATGAAAACACGTTATGCAAAGCCGTTTGAAGCAGTACAAGTACAGATTCCATATGAAACAGGAATGGATCCATACAGTGGATGTGTTGACTTGTTTGAAGCAAAAGGTTTGCTAAAGAAAGATGGTAATAGACTTAAATATACAGACTTGAATGGAGAAGTCCATTTAGAGTATCGTAAAAACTGGACTGGCGACAAACTAAACATGATAATGGAAGAACTTGATAAGGAGCCTGAGACTGTAGAACCAGTTGAAGTCGAATTAGAGGAGACGACTGAATCTGTAACGGAGTAGAATATGGAAGCAAACATGATAGCAGACATATGGGGTGTCTTAAGCGAGAAGATTGCAGAGAAAGATAAAACAGAGGCTGCTCAAGAATACGTTAATACATTACTTGATTACGATATTCCTGAAACAACCTTAGAAGGCATGATGGGTATAGATACATATCTTGATGCTGCACTTGAATATGCTCTCGAAGACGAACCAACTGACGAAGAAGATTGGAATTAATATGACAAATTGGTATGATAAAGTTTCTAAAGATGTAAACAATATCCCTGCGGCAGTACAATATTACGAAGCAGAATTATTACAAGCAAAAAAAGAAACAAATATCACAGGTCGTATTGAGAAAGCATCGTCGATGATGCCTGCACTTGTTGAAACTAGATTCGGACAACTTCAAGAAATTGAAGCAATACTTGAATACTTAAACATCGAACTTCGCCGTTTACGTGCAACACATTTTAGAAAATATGTTGAAAACTATCAACGTCAATTGAGTTCAAGAGACGCTGAAAAATTTGTAGACGGTGAAGCCGATGTTGTTGATTTTGAAAAGATTATAAATGAATTTGCGCTACTACGTAACAAATGGCTAGGAATAATTAAAGGACTAGACATTAAACAATGGCAGTTATCTAATATTGTTAAACTTAGAACTGCTGGACTAGATGATGCATCACTATAAGTATATAATAAATGACATACAGATAAGTAACTGTATAAGGAGACTAAATGGCAGAAGTAATAATAGATAATACACAACCACACTTAGGTGGTAATAACGTTTCATTAAACAGACATACATTTGCTCCAGAAGCATGGACATATATTATACAAAAATATAATATTAGATCAGTACTTGATGTAGGAAGCGGATACGGTCATCATTCAAAATGGTTTGCAGAACAGGGATTAAAGTCTTATGCTATTGAAGGTTTACAACAAAATGTAGACAATGCAGTATACCCAACAAGAAGAGTTGACTTAACAGAAGGTAATTACACTACGGAAGTTGATATGGTAAATTGTATTGAAGTAGTAGAACATATCGAAGAGAAATATCTTGATAACTTATTAACAACACTAACATGTGGCAAATATATCTTTATGACTCACGGTATTCCCGGACAACGTGGACATCATCATGTAAACTGTCAATGGCAAGAATATTGGATAGAACATATGGAATCCCGAGGGTTTAACTATGCAGAAGAAGATTCGAAAGAAATAAGAAAACTATGTACCGGCACAAAACAAAATAATGAAAACGGTAAGCATATTAATGAAAGCGGACTGTTTTTTATAAGAAAGGAAAAATAAATGGGATACAAACCCTCTTATCTTGTTTGGATGAATGATCATATTACTCCAATTTATCCAAACACAACCGGATTAAAAATGTTAGAACTTGGTAATCAAGTTATTCGTCCAGACAAACAAATACCTGAAACTACAGGCAAGGCATATTTTACAAGACTAGGTTACGAGCATACGTCAGTTGATCTTAATGGATTAGACGGTGCGCTAGTAAAAGATTTGTCTAAACTTGAAGACTTCACTGAATTTAAAAATTATTTTGATGTAATTACAAATGCCGGAACAATAGAACATGTTGAACCATACGAGTCTCAACATACTGCATTTTTAAACGTTCATAATAGTTTAAAAATTGGCGGCATAGCAATACATATTGGTCCTGAACTTGGAGTAACAAAGCCTGGACATTGTCAATATTATTACGATATTCCTTTTTGGGATAATATGACTAATCATTCTGATTATACTTTTCTAGGAACTACTTTAATATCTCGCTGGCGCTTATACGCTGTAAGAAAAACAGGCGATAAATTTATCGATGCTGATCAATTACATTCTAAGATTCATAGAATGGAAGGCCCAAAAGGCGGCATGTATATAGACGGCAAAGATAAAAAAGCAAGAAATAAATTAAAGACTTAATATGTGCGGATTTGCAGCCACAAATTATAGTGATCCGATAATCTCAAATAAACATTGTCAGAACCGAGGTCCTGACATGACTACTGCTGAAAAAATCCGTGGAGTATATTATCTACATAATTTGTTACATATTACAGGTGAGTTGACTCCGCAACCGTTAATAAAAGATGATGTAGTATGTGTCTTTAACGGAGAAATTTATAATTATACATCATTTGGAAATTATAATAGTGACAGTGAATGTATTATAGATCTATATAATACTAAAGGAGAACATTTTGTAAAAGAACTAGACGGAGAATTTGCATTATGTTTAATTGATTACAAGAAACAAAAACTAATTATTTCTGTAGATACTTTTAGTTGCAAACCACTTTGGTATGAAATGAGAGACGATAAATTTTGTATCGCATCATACAATAGTCAACTAGATGGATTAGGATTTAAGAATGGCAAGAAACTTAAATCAAATACAACACTTGTTTTTAATTTATCTACACTAACACAACTTACTAGTTATGAAAACAGAACATTTGATATAAAACAACACAAAACAACATTTGACGATTGGTTAACAGCATTTAGTAATAGTATTCGTAAACGAACTGCAAATACAAAACAAGGTATGTTTGTAGGTTTAAGTTCAGGTTACGACAGTGGTGCTATAACCTGTGAGTTAGAAAAACAAAATGTTTCCTTTAAAACATATTCCATACTTAATACAGAAAATCCTAAAATTATGGAAAGAAGATTAAAACTAGTTACTAATGCAGAAGCATTTAATCTTACTACAGACGAATACAATCATTGGCAAAAAGAGCTAGATGATAACTGCGAAAATTTTATTTACGGCACTGGTAAAAAGAAATACAACATAAAAGAAGATCAAGCATCAAAAGGCCTAGCAGCAATTTGTCATAGAGCTAATAAAGAGAAAAGAAAAATTTATTTCTCAGGACAAGGCGCAGATGAAATTATAAGTGATTACGGATTCGGTGGGATTAAGAAATATAAACACAGTGGCTTTGGCGGACTTTTCCCTCAAAGTTTAGATGGATTCTTTCCTTGGCAAAGTTTTTATGACGGAACACAAATAAAATATCTTAATAAAGAAGAATATGTAGCAGGACATTTTGGAGTTGAAACTAGATATCCATTCCTTGATAATGACTTAGTACAAGAATTCCTTTGGTTAACGCACACACTAAAAAATAGTGTGTATAAAAGTTGTTTACACGAATACCTTACTAGAAACAATTTTCCTTTTAAACCTTCTGAAAAGAAAGGGTTTAATGTTGGACAAAAAAAGAAAAAGCATAAAACTCTTTAATTTTATCTCCCATTAACTGCGCACATAAATACTGTTATGAAAACCATAGTATTAGTAACAGGTGGGTTCGATCCACTGCATAGTGGTCACATAGAATACTTTAAAGCCGCAAAAGAACTAGGAGATGAACTAGTAGTTGGATTAAATTCTGATGAATGGTTAACTCGTAAAAAAGGTAGACCTTTTATGGCATTCAAAGATAGATCTGCAATTATTGGTGCTTTAGAAATTGTAGATAGAGTAATATCATTCGATGATAGTGACGATAGTGCGTGTGGTGCAATATATAAACTTATGGCTACAAGCGGCACAGTCAAAATTCTATTTGCAAATGGCGGCGATAGAGAACAAACTAATATTCCTGAATACGAAACTTACGGCGATCATCCTAACGTAGAATTTACATTTGGTATTGGCGGCACAAATAAAATGAATTCAAGTAGTTGGATTCTTGACGAATGGAAAACACAAAAGACAGAAAGAGATTGGGGATATTGGAGAGTACTTGATCATAATACAAAAGCCGGATATAAAGTAAAAGAGCTTGTAATATATCCAGGTAAAAGTTTAAGCGATCAAAAACATTTTAAACGTTCAGAAGTTTGGACAATACTTCAAGGTGTTGTAAAAATTAAAACAGAATGGGATAATAGAGTAGATGATGTGCATTTATTACCACATACAAGATCATATGAAATAGATAAAGAAGTTTGGCATCAAGCAAGTAACCCTGGCGGTGTGAATGCACATGTGTTAGAGATACAATGGGGCAGCGAATGTATAGAAGAGGATATAGAAAGACGTGAAACGTAATTGGATTTTTATAAGCAAAGGTAATCAAGACCCTTATATAAATGACTTTGCAAGAGGTTGTGGTGTAATGACTGTAGACTCTAATACGTTTGATTATGATGCTTCAGAAGATCCTATTGTGTTACGAGGTATCCTAAAAAAGAAATGGATGCATAAGTGTTGGGAAGATGGTAGAGATTTTTATTATATGGATACAGGATACTTTGGCAATGAAGCAACACAAAGCAATCCAAATGGTTGGAAGTATTGGCACAGAATAGTAAAAAATGACTTACAACATAATGATATTATAAAACGTCCTGATAATAGATTCAAATCTTTTAACAGAAAGTTTACTCCGTGGAAGAAAGACGGAAGAAAAATTTTAATTGCAGCACCCGACGAAAAACCAATGAAGTTCTATGATAAAAATTTAGAACAGTGGATTGAAGATACAACTGCTGAATTAAAAAAACATACTGACAGACCTATAGAAGTAAGAACAAGAAGTAAAAATAGAGTAGACCGAACAGTAAATGATACACTACAAGAAGCACTAGATAACGATGTATACGCACTAGTTACATTTAATAGTAATGCTGCTGTAGAATCAGTATTTCATGGAATACCAGTTTTTCCTTTAGCACCAACTAGTGCTGCTTCTCCTGTCGGTTTAAAAGATTTATCTCAAATAGAAAATCCGTACTACCCGGACCAAGATAAATTATACGAATGGGGTTGTCATTTGGCTTACGGACAATTTCATATAAGTGAGTTAAAAACAGGTAAGGCTAGAAGGATATTAGAACAATGAAGGTATTTATAGGATACGATACAAGAGAAGACATTGCATATCAAGTATGTAAACACAGCATTCTTGCAAGAAACAAAGACGTAGATGTACGTCCTTTGAAGCAACAAGAATTAAGAGATGCAGGATGGTATACAAGACCAGTTGATAAACTTGCAAGTACAGAATTCACATTTACAAGATTTTTGATACCAGAACTAACTAACTTTAAAGGTTGGGCAGTGTTTATGGATAGTGACATGATATTAACAACAGACATTGCAGAACTGTTTGCACAAGCAGATGACAAATACGCTGTTATGTGTGTACAGCATGATTACAAAGTAACTGAAACTACAAAGATGGATGGACAAAAACAAACAATCTATCCACGTAAAAATTGGAGTTCAATGGTATTATGGAACTGTGGACACCCTAGTAACAAAGTTGTTGATCAAGACTTTGTAAACGAAACTGAACTTAATGGTGCATACATGCATCGCTTCAGTTGGTTAAAAGATGAAGAAA